GTACTGAAGTCCCAGTCTTTCAGTTCTTTGTTGAGCTTCTTCGTTACCTTCTTGCTGAAGAAGTACCCTCCCACTACAGCCACCACTATGAGGATGATGTCCACCCCGAAGCCAGCCAAGCACCATCCCCATGCCATGTTGATAAGGCCCAGTGCCTTGAGAACTACCAGAATTACTGCCAGTGTGCTTGCGATACCCATCAGTTGTTCTCCTTTGCTGCGTGCTCGCGTTCCAACTCATCTTGTTCCTTGTGGTACGCGTGGGTTTCCTTGAACGAGTTACCGAATTTGAACTTCTGAACAAGGTAGCCCATCACCCCGAGCACCAAGACTGGGGCGCATAGAGCGAATAGACCGAGTACTGCCATCAATACAATCGCGATGATCCATCCCATTACTTGTCTCCTATTGAAAGAACTTGTGGGCGAGTTCAACCTCACCCGGTACGGCTACCTTGCACAGATCACACCGCCCATCCACTGTGTCCACCAGTATGAACGCCTCCCATGCCTTGTCAGGCATAAGGGAGTCGAGGCAGATAGGGTGAGCGCCTTCGCTGTCATGTCCGTTGAAGGTGGTGTATGAGCCTAGCTCAAGGTGGCGGTGGTAGATGAGGTCTTGGTTTACGTCCCAGTTACCCACGAATACGGAGGACTTCTCTGAAAGCGAAGTGTCTACCATTTGGTTGATAGCTGTCCAATGTTGCATGGCACCTATCCGCCTGATACCTCTTGGATCTGAAGGATCCACTGCATCTGGCAGTATGGCATCCATGTAGTACTTCTTGGGGTCATACTTCATCGGTTGCTCCCTGAAAATGTGAAGGCCCCCTCATCCTGAATGAGCGGGACGAGAGGGCCTTTCTGGAAAGGGTTGGTTTACGTTCCGGGCATACTCATTCAGTATACCAAGTAGAACAACAACCCAGAACCCATCCTCTACTACAACAACAACAGGATGTTTGTGTTTCAGTTCTTCTTCCTCTTCTTCTACTGTTAGTGTCTCTCGTCAGGTGGTTTTGTTTTCGAGTTCTGTCTACTTTCAAATGAGATGGCGAGACTGTGCCTCTAGCACTTAATAACCATTTCGTGCGTTCATTTACTCCTCCCTAGCTTCAGGTGTATGAGGGGTGAGATTCCCTTGGGGTCTCCCTCTCCCTGCTCTATTATAGCTTAATCCACCCAGGATTGCCAGTTTATTTTCCTCGGATCTCCTAAGTGTGCGTACCATAACAGAAACTAATTGTTCTCTGCTGTCTTGCGAGCTTGCGCCTGCTTCTGTTTCTCTGCTGGCGTGTAGCCCTTGTGTTTCTGAGAGGTAGGACTCTTCAGGTCATCCTCTGTCTCCTCATTCTTGTAGTACTTGGTATTGGTGATCCGCATGCGTGCCAGATCGCACTCAAGGAAGACGGAATGCTTGGTGCGCTTGGAGAACCGTTGCTTCAGATCGGCTAGCTCCATCACGATCCGCTCATCAGGCAGCTCTTCTTGCCGCATCCCAATGATGCACGCTGCCTCTTGCAGATGCTTGACGGATGACTGTGCCATCTCCAGGCTCAGTGGGCTCTTCCCCTTACCCTTGGTGTACCCTGACCTGTTGGTCTGAGCCGCTGTCCATACCAAGATGTTGTGGCGCTTGGCGAAGCGGGACATGTCACGGCTGATCGCACCTACCCAATCCCATATCTTATCCCGCGACCACCCCGCATCGTTCGGCTTCATCCGCTCGATGAAGTCAAGCACCAGCACCTTGGGCTTCCACCCGATGAGGTTGACCCACTTCATCATCTCAGCCTCTAGGTCATCCATACTAACCTCACGGTTGACCTCGGTCATGCGTAGCCTTTCGTCAGCACCCGCCCGCCAGTGCCGCTCAAGCCCTTGGAAGGCGATGCCTGGATCGTCAATGATGCGCTGGCATTCCTTGCCCGTGATACGGGAGAGCATCCGTTCTGTCTGCTCCTCAAGGGACAGCTCGTTGGTCACCAGCCACACGTTCTGCCTCTCATTGAAGGATATGTTGTGGGCCATCACCACCAGCACGCTCGACTTACCATCCCCCGTGGGGGCCATAATGATACCAAGCTGCTTGGTACGCAGCCCACCCCCTGTCCAGTCATCGATCACATGGATGCCACAGGGCACACGGGTAAGCTCGGGCTGGAACCCAGCCTGCTCAACGAGGGACTCAATGGATGACTTGATGTCCATTGTCCTGATGTCGCTGTCACTTCCATGCTTGTTGAAGAATTTGTGCATGGTTGTAAGCAGGGAGGAACCATCTAGTTCAGCCTGCTTCTGAAGGAAGCCTTGGCTGCTGCTCATCTCCTGAAAGTCTCGGACAACCCCCGTGTCCCTCGCCTGATCCAGGGTGTAGACCACCATGCTACGATCAGGTATGTTTTCAGTGATACTATCAAGGGCATCCTTGTACCGTAGGTTGTACGCCTCGGCATCCTTGTCCTTGAAGATCTTGTGCAGCGTGGGTATCGAGGGCTGCTCCCCATGTTCTCTTGTGAATGCGAAGATCTCTGCCAGTATCGGCGTGTACTCCGCTGTGTGCAACCACTCAGGTTTGAATGTGGTTGCGAACTTCCTTGCATCCTCCGGTCGGGAGGACAAAGCATATAGAAATGCCTTCTCGTCGAATCCCATGTTGCCTCCTAATTTACTTGCCTCTCTTCTAGCAGCCCACACCCCTTGCACGTTCTCTGTTGGTAGCGCCGCTCGAGCGGCTGGCCGTTGGTCCCGTACGCCTGCCAGGGTTCGACGATTACCTTGCCCCACGGTTCGAAGTCGTGTCGCCAAAAGCAACCCATGTCTACCTCTTGCTGATCTTCTTGAACCGAGGGTTCAAGGGCACACTGGTGCCTAGTTCTTGGTACTCGTACCGCACTATGAACTTGTTGTACACCTGACGGTCACGCCAGATATCCTTTCGCTGCTTGGGCGTGAACCCATGCTCGATGTTGAAGCTAGGGCCTGACATATCCGAGGCCATGCAGGTGATGTAGTCCAGCGTGACGCCAGTACCCGTGAAGCCCACCGCTGTGGCCACACCCTTCTTCCACTTGGCGTACTCGATGTGGGTCATGAAGGTCCAAGGCATGCTGCCCTCTGTGTACATACACCCACCCGTACGTAGGTAGATGCCCGCAGACCCAGCCCGCCCTGCTGCCCTCCAATAATCCTCAGCCCCCACGGCGTTGAACACCTCCGCAGACTGCGCTAGCTTTAGCCAGTCAGGCCGGGGGGTGGGCAGTACCTTCGCTAGATCGCACCGCTCCCGGTACTTCAGCCCAGTACCTGACACATCTTGGACAAAGAATTCGAAGTCAGGCTCTTCCTTCTCAGCTAGCCCAACCACCGCATCCACGGGGCACGCCCCGCCTACCACCTGTATGTGACCATCCAACCCATCCATACCGTACTCTTCTATCTTCTCCCTCACGTAGGTGCTGGGCATTGGGTCACCTGAGATACACCTCGGGGTACCCTTGTTGTCTGTAAAGAACCGCAAGCCCGTACCTACAGGCGTAACGATGAGTGGGTAGCGCAGCTCCCTCTCAGTGAGGCTGCTGATTTTAATAGGTTCACTCCACATCCTTGTATACTCCTCTTCCATCTAGCAACACGTACAACGTCCACAAATCATCGGGGATATTCACCGGTCCACACTGGTGGCACTTCTTTATGAAGGTTTCGTCTACCAACAGTATGTCACACTCACTCCCCTGAGTACACTTGTGGAACAAGACTGTCACTCCTTTCCCTTCAGAGTCGGCCTCTATCCAGTACTCGCCCTCATGGTACGTAGTGTACCCCCCCTCTTCAACATGTTTCCTAGTGATCATGAGGTATACTCCCTCCCCTCATGCAGGAACTCCCACAGTAGCAGGAGTTCTCCCGGTATCTTCAAGGAGCCGCAGTACATGCAATCTTTACTCTTTACCTCATTAGGTAGGAGGACCTGGGTGGTAGTGGCTGGACTCAAGCAACGGTGGTACATGTAGACCTTACCCTCGTGGAATGTCTCCAGCCTGAAGCCCGCTTCCTCAAACTCAGTGAATCCTTCGCTTTCGGTTATCTCCATGGATCATCTCCGTATCGCTGGTCGTTGCAGATTAGATTCCACAACCCCCAGATCTCATCGGGTACTAGTTCCCCACAAGCATGACACTGGGGGCGCCACTCTCCATTCCTCAGGTGGTACCTATCCATTTGAGGGCACTCATGCCCTATCATGGCACGGTAGGAATTGCCAATCCCATCATCTCTGCGGCGAACCGTGTACGAACCCACCTCAAGTAGGATCTCTTCGTAGCGCTCACATATCAATATCCGGTCGTAGTCCCTATTAGGCTTCTCTTTATCGATCATGCGTCCACCACGAAGCCGGTGTCATCCTTCTTGGCACGGCCCCTTGCGAGTAGCCCTATGATCACCCCCTTGGCATCACGGGATCGGAAGTCATGCGTCATGCCTGTGATTACCTTGATCTCCATGTACCTCTTGGGTATCCTATTCCTGAATACTATGGCCACGTTGTGCCCCTTGGCTGTGATGAAGTGAGCCTCTTTCCATGAGGATCTCTCGCTGTAGCTATACGTCAGGTGGTAGTTCTCAGGCAACCCATCACGCATGTACGTCTGCATCCTATGGTAATCCTTGGTGTAATCATAGAACTGAATGTTGGGGAGGGATTCCATATCTATGTATTCTTCCCACCTGATGTCACTCGTACCATTCAGCCTAGCTACAGGGGTGTATCCTTTCTTGATGGCTCGCTTCTCAAGGTTGACTAGCTCAGCGAACATCCTGTCGGCGTATGCTTGCTTGTTCGTGAGGAACTCCAGTGTCTTGTTGATGCGAGAGCCTTGCACCATACGCATGGCCCCTCTGCCTGCCGTATACAGGCAAGAGTCACGGCAACCTCCCGTACTGTAAGGACACACTGTGTGTTTCCCATCACCCACTTTGTGCGGTGCCATGTAGTGTATCACTCCCTCATACCCGAACTCATCGAGCATCTTCTTTGTCTTGGCGTTGGTCTTTGCGTTACTTAGTAGGTTCGTCATCGGCTGTCACCCTTTCGATTGTGAAGCCCTCATCCTTCCAGATCTTCTGGCGTGCGGCTGAGTGCCTCTTCATTATGGTACCGCTGGTATCGTTGAAGTCCACCACCAGTACCTCATGCTTACCCGCTGCCGTTCGCAACCCACGACCTATACGCTGGAGGTTAGCCACCGTTGACTTCCCACCCCCAGCTAGGATGAGCGTGCGTAGCTCAGGTAGATCCACGCCCTCATCGTATATTGTCGTCGCAATTATAGCTTTTTCCTTTCCGGATTGCAAGTCTTTTATTATCTGCGTCCGTTCCTTGTTCTTCGTGCTGCCCTGCTGAATGGCAGGAAGCTGAATCCCCATGTCTTTCGCCATCCTATGGAGGACTCTTGCGTGTTGCAATCTAGTACACATCACGAAGGCAGGCTTGTCACATGCCTCCAGCTCCTCAATGATACGTAGGTTTCTCGGTCGGTTGAGTA